CGACGACAAGCACTGCCTACGCATCCAGGATGGCCTTCTCCATCTGGAGCGCACGTGGGCAGGCCATGAGAACTACGTAGAAGTGGACTGGAAAGACCTGAAGGTGTCTGACAAGTACCAGTTCATCCGTGTCATTGGCGAAGCGTCTGCCGCTGAATCTGCTGAAGTTATCAAAGCTGTGTCAAAGTTGCGTCAAAGCCATTCCGCCTATGTGATCACCAACGCAGTCAAGATAGAAGGCTGCGACCTGAGTAATGAGCTGGCCGGCAGTATCGAAGACATCAAAGTGTTTGATGTAGTTGGCGCAATCATGAGTGAATTGACAGAACAAGAACAGAATGTTGTGAAAGGACTACTGCAATGAAAGTCACAGGAGCAGAGTTTCATAGATTCTACAACGATCCGTCTATTTGGACAGATGGAATGTACCACGAGAATGTGGTGTTTGCTGTAAATGGAGTGGAAGTTGATGACATACCAGAAAGTATAAACGACACAGATATAGTCAGCTTCTCTGGGGGCTTCATAGCCAATGACAACGGTGATGCTATTGGAACTTTCGTGAGTCTATTCCGAAAGTGGAGGAAGAAGCAGATGACGGTTATGTTTGTTGTTGAGTGCCACATTGATAAAGAGGATTACATTAAACAGTGTGTTAGAGACGCTGGGGGTACAGTCAAATGTTAGTCCGTCTAAAACTAGAGAACTTCCGAAAAGCGGTTTCTGAGGAAACCATATTTACACCAGGAATCAATCTTTTTAGGGGAGTGAACGAGGCAGGCAAGACTACAAGACTTGAGGCCATAAGCTATGCTCTGTTTGGTAGTAGAAGCCTGCGTACTCCATTAGAGCAATGTGTCACATGGGGCACTGACGTAAAAAAGCTCAGGGTGACGCTAGTGCTAACTGCTGGTGGTGTGAAGCACGCATTCACCCGCAGCAAGAGCGGTGCTGAGGTAAGGTTAAACGACAGCGACTCGCCTTTTGTCACCGGGCAGACAGAGGTTAGCAACTTTGCAGCCAGCCTACTTGGGGCCGATGCACATACAGCGGCCAAACTTTTAATGGCGTCACAAAACGATATTCGTGGAGTCCTCTCAGGTGGTCCAAAAGAACTCTCTACTTTTCTGGAGGACTTAGCCGGGTTCGACACCTTCGACCGCATCCTGGAAGCAGCATCGAAAAAGCTCGCGCTTGGTTCCGCAAGTCTGCTGGAGGCCCAACTGAAGGGGGCAGAGAACACGCTGGCAGCGGCCACAGCAAACCTTCCTGCCAAGCCAGATGAGGATGCCCACGCCTTGTCATTGAAGGCGCTAGAGGCCAAGGCGGCGGCCATAGAGGCATCCTTGCCGAGTTTGAGAGAGTTGGCAAAGACTGCTGTGAATCGTTGGCAAGAAGCTTCAGACCTCTACCTGCGCAAGCGTGTCATGGCGGGAAAGGTCGATGAACTGTTACGCAACGTGGGACAAGCGCAGGACCAGGTCAGCATCCTCACCAAGAACACGGACAAGGTTGTAGATGTTGGACAGATCGAGGTACTAAAAGCTAGAATTGTTGAAGCTGAGGGGCATGCAGCACGAGTTGCAGCCTACATTCAGTTCCTTTCCATACCGGAAGGGCCAGTGTGGAAAGGTGACAAGTCCTCATTTGATATGTGTAGAAACATCTGTCAAACGAAAATCTCTCAGCTTGAGAAAGAGGCTATTCAATTGCGCTTTGACGTTAAGACGTTGAATAGTCAGCGGTTTGACTCAACTACGTGCAGCAAATGTGGTCAGGCCCTGCCAGATATTGACAACATTGTTGCCACCAACACGGCTATTGATAAGAAGTTGGTGGAAATTGCCACACTTCTGGCTGCAAATGAGGTTAATCTAGCTTTGGAGATTAAAGACCGAGGTAGATTCAACAATATCGAAGCTCACGCAAAAAGACTCGAATCGATCTACAAAAAGCTGATTGGGTACTGTCTGTTTGATGACGATCAGTATCCAGCTAGAGCTGTATGGGACGGGACAAAACCAGACGGTTTTGCCCCTGATGTATCTTTACTGCGCCAACAACTGACTGCTGTCGAGGCCGAAGTCAAGGCACTTGAAACCTCCCGCGCTCAGTTGGCGTGGGCGAAAGAGCAACTAGACAGGATCATTAGAATGTACAACGAGGCGGAAATAGTCCTGCGAGAGTTTGTAGCACCGAGCGACGACGACACTCTTGCCTTGACTACCGACAAGGACAAAGCCCTTGGGGATGTGTCTATTGCAGAAGGCGAAGCGTACCTGATCCGGCACAAGGCTGTTGAGTTGGACAGAGAATTCCAGGTTGCTGTGAGAATGTGGGACATGGCCAAAGAACGTGTCAATGACGCCAACAAAACGATTGAATCGTGCAAGGTGGACTTGGCTTCGCTCGGATTTAATAATGCGCTGGTGGCTAAGTTACGTAAGATTCGGCCAGTCATTGCCAACAAACTGTGGAACACGGTCCTGGCTTCTGTCAGTGTCATGTTCTCACAGATGCGTAAGGAGGAGTCATGGGTAGTTAAAGACGGGAGCGGCTTCAAGGTCAATGGACAGGCTGTTGAATCGCTGTCTGGTAGCACACTTGATATTCTAGGCTTATCCGTCAGGTGTGCTTTGCTGCGCACATTTCTGCCACAGTGCGGATTGCTGGTGTTAGACGAACCGTGCGCTAGTATGGACGACGGCAGAACCGAAGCTCTGCTTGGGTTCTTAAAGAGTGTGGGATTCCAACAGACGTTGTTGGTATCCCATGAAGAAGTCAGCGAAAGTGTTGCTGATAATTTGATTCAACTGTGAGAGGATTAGTATGGATGAAGGCGAGGTAAGTTTTAGAGTATTACAAGACTCTGACGGCGAACCGTTTATCCAGGTTTCTATCGGTGGCGCTTGGTGTGTATTGAATTTGCATAAAGCAATGTCAGTGTTTGAAGAGTTGGGCGCCATCCTGGAAATGCTGGGTGTCCTTGACTACGAAGACGACGAAACAGAGGTTCCGCGATGTCATTAGACAAATGGGATAAAAGATTCCTTGACCTGGCTAGGCATATTGCTACATGGTCAAAAGACCAGTCTACACAAGTCGGCTGTGTCATTGTCAAAGGCAAGAACAAGGTCGTTAGCCTTGGGTACAACGGCCCACCAGCCGGAGTCAATGATGAGTTTAGAGACAGGGCGCAGAAACTGTTGAGAACACTGCACGCTGAAGATAACGCCATCCTGTCAGCGAAAGAAGCGTTGGACGGATGCACGGCCTTCGTGACTCACGCCCCCTGTAGCAACTGCACGGCACGCCTGATTCAAAGTGGAATCATTCGGGTGGTGTTTCCTCAGCCTGACACAGAGTTTATACAACGGTGGTATGACTCTTATACGGAGTCATTGGCGATGTTTAATGAAGTTGGAGTTAAATTGGAGGTTGTGCTGTGACTATATCAGCCGACATAATTGCAGACTCAATAAGCCCACTTGGAATTCGCATTACAACGATGGCACTGGCGTATCCTCGGTTTATCCATGCTGAATTTATGACGCACAGAACATTTAGTCGTGGTGCTAGTTCTAGTCGTGCTATTCCAGTAAAACGTATGTTGAGTGAAGTATGGAACCACCCGGCGACACCTATTCATTGGGGAGCAAATCAAGCAGGGATGCAGGCTCGTGCAGAGTTGTCAGGCATTAGGAAGTCTGTAGCAGCTTCACTGTGGAAATGGGTAGGTAGGGCTGTCTGTGTGCCGGTGTGGCTTATGTCAAAACTTGGTCTGCATAAACAGGTGGCTAACAGACTACTGGAGCCGTGGCAACATATACATGTCGTGGTCACTTCTACTGATTGGGACAACTTCTATAATCTACGCTGCCATCCTGACGCTCAACCAGAGATTCAGGAACTAGCGCACGCAATGCGGTGTGCTCAGATAAGCAGCACACCCAGAAGCCTGCAAGTTGGGGAGTGGCATCTGCCTTATGTGAGTGCTACGGACAGAACTACGGTCCCTATTGAGTATCAGATCAAAATCTCTGTGGCTAGGTGTTGTCGTGTGTCTTACATGAATCACGGAGGCAAATTGTCCACTAAGGGAGAGGATATTATACTCTACAACAGATTAGTAGATGCCAATCCACCGCACATGTCCCCACTAGAGCATCAAGCGCAGTGTGCGCCTGATGAATGGAGGTACGCAAACTTCTCCGGGTGGATTTCGCACCGATTCCATATAGAGTCAGAGCTTTTCAAGCTGCCATAGGCACTCTACGTTCGACAAAACTGGCTGTGGGCCACAAAGTTTACGACTTTTGCCCACAGCCCGTTTGTAACTAGCTGATATAGGTCTTTACTTATCACACCATGCAGCCCATCCGAACAATCTGACAGCTACCCACATTGGGTAACGTCTCCACCACTGAATGCCAGTAACCTCAAGAGCTTCCAATAAGACTGCGTCAGCGATGAACCTCGACACTTCCTTGCTTGAGTACAACCAATCATGAACCGTTGCTGCATAGTGCCCACAATCCCCGGCCAGTAGAAAAGCAAAAGGAATACGAGGAACAGTGGCAAAGTCTGTCTCAAACCCGGCTGGAACTGTGACAACTCTGTTTAAGCGAGTAGATGCATAACAAAGGTCTGAAAGTAGCCGGCGTCGTTTGCCAACTTGATAAAAGTCGACATTCAGATCACTGAGAAAATAACTCATGCTGTACCATTTTTCATCATAAGTGACAGTCTTACCGCCCTACCCTTCACTTGAGTAGCCCATTTACTCTGCATCATGGCTGATGCCGCCTCATCATACTTACCTGCCTTTATGTAGCCTAACGTAGTCTTAAACGTGAGCAAACCCTTAATGCCAAGATTAAAGCACATATTGACAAGGACTCTGCCTCTGGCATCATCTAACTTAGACCACCACGGAATTGACTTATCTAAGTCGGCAATGACCTTTTTAATGTCATTGCCGAGTAGATAAACAGCGGCACCGTTTGATATAGGTTTAGTCCTGGCGTCATGTCCAACATAGGCAATCTCTTCTTTTGTCAATGGGTTGTCGTCTAGGTTTCTACCCACGCCAATAGTTAGCTTACCAGCAGTACAGCGATACGGGCTAAGTCTAACGCCCTCGTCTCTGATTAGTTCAACTTTCAAGTCGTTTAAGTTGATCATAGTCTTTACACATCTGCCTTTATGGTATTTAAGTTGATCATAGTCTTTACACATCTGCCGTGATACGGACTACATTGGTTCCGTCAGCCAGCAGGATGCAGCGTTTCCCCTGGCCCACCGCCACGCCTGTTCCACCAGATGTTTTGACAGTCACTGTATAAGCGCCGCTGGTGTTGTTAAACACATATCCCTGCCAAACATCTGTGGGAACGATCACGTTTCGATTCACTGTAAGTGCGCCAGTAATTGTTAGGTACTTAACACGCCTTGAGTAGCCACTTAATGTGGCATCGGCAGCGGCAACATCAATACTGACCCTTGCTGAGAACCAGGGCGGACTAAAGCACGCTCTGTTGTCAGAGTAAGATACAACTGATGAGGGGCCAGTCACAACATTATAGAGCATATACTGTTCATCTGGCGCTGCAGTTGATCCTGTGATAGTAGCCACAGTTCCAGAATTGCTCACATACACTCTATTAGTTGAGTTCGCCGCTAGTGTTAGTGTACCGTTTGCTACAGCTAGAATAGACCCATCACTTTTATTAGAGTCGCCTCCGTAATAGCCCCATGTTAAACCAGTACAAGCGGATGCTCTGCGCCCCCCAAACATAGCTGGAGAAGCAGCGTCAAACATAGCGTTTGCGGTAATCTCTTTAGACGATTGAGATTGTGAGATAAGATCAAGATTGGTTGTGCTACCAGACATTTTAATTTCCTAGTAAGTTGGATACATACCCTGTACTGGGGTAAAGTTAGAGGTATATCGAGCTACACCCTTAGTGACTCTAAGTGGACCTAAGTTACCATTAAGGCAGTCGTTGTAGCTGCTCAGAATACGACCGCCAAGTTTGGCAGCAGCCGAGTCATGGCCAAATTGTACTGCCCACGAATAAGTTCCTATGGAGCTACCGTCTAAATAGAAAGTGATAACTCCAGACTGCCTAGATACTGCTATATGATGCCAAGCGCCTTGAGATATGGTACAAGATTGGTACTTATCTGTACTGCCATTCCACACTCCTAGAGCGTCTCCAGTGTTTGCTCCGCTGCCGTTTATCAGGAACTCCACATATCCAAGTCCACTGTAGTCCGCGCTAAAGATCATAGCAGCTTTGCTGCCCGACCCATTAACAGCAGAATTAGCAGCAATATACACCCACGCCTCTATGCAGAAGTCGCCAGTACCAAAGTTAAAGTCCGCATTAGGTCCAGATATGTTGAGGAAGTCAGTAGTTCCGTCAAACAGTGTAGAGGACCCCAGTGTTCCTATCGACCTAGCTGTGCTGGTGACAACATCTCCATTTCTAGTTACGGAGTGTCCCTTCAGGTCGGTAAAGGTAGTGCCACCGTTTGTACCAGTCATCGGCATCAACAGTACCACGTTAGCAAAGTACGGGTCGTTGCCAGTCATAATGGCAGAAGCAGAGGCCCCCACACCCCTACCAACTATGCTGGATATTTGATACACTTTGAAATATAGGTTGGTCTGATTCGCACCAAAGTCCGTGACCTGCTGCGCGCTAGTATAGGTGGCCGTCTGCGAATAAACGGTCAGGGTCCTTTTAACGGTAGTGTATGAAGAATTAGAGAAGATGTCTACTTCATACTTCTCCAGACTTTCTCCTAAGTCCGCATCTACTCCGTCTCTCCATTCTCCACCAATTCTAGTTCTGCGAATCCAGCTTAATGTCCAGTCGTTGGTTGCTAGGTTTCCCACCCCTCTAACATAGACAGGGGACAGTGGTTTCAGGTTGACACCACGATAGGTGAATGTTTTATTGGTGTCACTATCGATGTCTTGATTTAGTGTGATGCCCCTGTACAAATATGGAAGTCCTATTTGACTGGACTCACTAAGTATTGTTTCAACGTCGTTCGTGTCCAATAATACCACAACATCCCCAGCAGAGTGAGTACTCATTGCCCACTCTGTGCCAAACCTGCCACGTAACATATCCTTAAGAGTGTAGGACTTTCCACTCACCAGTGTACACGTTTTTGCAGCAATAATCTCCCACCGGCCATCTGCACCATAAGCAAAGTAATTTGCACCATTCAACATGGCTAGTTCAGTTACGCTGAACAGTTCCCCAGTTCGCAGGGTTACATCTAGAATACTAGAGTTATCGATTAAACGAGACTCTGCCACGCCAATACTATTGCTACATATCCCTGTAGTAGCCCCAGGTGCTGCTAATTCTGCGACACTTGCCCACGATGTACCCGCATCCTTTGATTGCATCAATACACCGCCACCCCACCCACTGTTCCCTCCATACATTGCAACACCAAAACTATAAGTGGGTTGCGAACTAAATATAGTTGGTATATCTAGTAAAACATATGCGGACCATGTAGTTGGCTGTATTACAGTACCACCAGTAGTTGTTGGTTCTTCACCAACAGCAGTCGAAGTATAGATAGCTGAGTCAGCGTATTTGGCTTTACACTCAACAAGATCATCTGAAGTGTAATTAACAGAAGTTAATCTTAATTTTATATTAGACTCTGGCGTTTCTACAGTCACTACATCAGCCGGCTCTAAATGTAGATAAGTTGGGGGTAGTGTAAAGGATGCGTCATATCTTTCCATCCAGTAAAGATAGAGTAACACCTCTGCTTTTTGTGCAGCCTCCGTTGCTGTCATTACAATTGTTAAATCTAGAGAAAGTAAATTAACAGCATTTGTAGAAAGTCTTTCAGCGTATTGCTCACTGAAGTCGTATTCTCTGACTCTATCGAGGTATTTAAGCCTTACCCGTCTAGGAAGCTGAGAATCTATCTCCCTGCTTATGGATAGTTTTATGGGTGGGTCCGATATAGATCGCACATTACCAACAGTCTGTGCCCCTAAATCAACATCTGGTATATCTGCTACCGATGCCCCGCCTCTGGATATGAAGTGAATAGCATAGCCACGTTGTACTACATCAAAGGGCCACGCCGCCTGCAATGGTTCAATAGCAGCCCTAATAGCACCTAAACTCCCAACCCTATACCCTCTAACCACAGAAGACAGAGCAGAGGCATTAATGTCAGATGGGGCTAACAGTCCAGATTGCATACACTCTTCAGATATTACCTGAGATAGAGCGACTCCATCATCTAATAATTCGTGAGGCTTTACCGTGATAGCCCTATAACTTGAGTTGTCACTCAAAATTGAGAACCAAGCTCCATTCCAGGTTACTGCATTAAACGTGGTGCCTGTGATTACTGCATAGTGTGTCCAATTGATCCCGTCTTCAGATATGTCGTATCCAAACTGGTTGGTAGTTATAAATACACCATACCCAGATGTTATTGAATTGACACTTAGGGGACTTGTTGCATTGGTGTGGTAATCCCAGGTAATGCCGTCGTCAGAAGTCCATGTTCTCTGTCCGTTGTTAGTAGTTAAGCAAAACCTTAGCCCCTTAGTAGCTATCTCATCCTGACCCAACCCAGGTGTAAGTGTGGCTACGTGCTCCCATGTCCCCTCTCTACCGCTTGTTGATCTAAGCACCTTTGCATCGAATACTCCTATTGCTACGAAGCACTCCCCGTTATAAGCCACAGTGCGACTAAAGTAATTCCAGGCTACTACAAAAGTAGGCCCAGGAGATGCTTCTGTATCCCACACTGCTCCGTCTTCTGAGACGTACCAATTTACACCATTTGTAACGACTAAAAAGATACCGGCTGCGTAGATTATCCTTGTTGGCGTGGAGGTGCATACCTGTCTTTCTATCCAGACTATCCCATCTTCTGAAGACAATAAATAACTGTTACCGCTCCTGTAATTATTGGTAACGAACACTTTACCATCGGTAGCTATACAAGGAATTACAGTAGAGTTACTGTACGGTAATGGATACTCTGTCCATGTCACCCCGTCTGGGGAAGTAGCCACCTTATCGGAGCCAAAAGCCACAGCACAGAATAAAGCCCCGTTCCACGCTTGATCCTTCCATTGCCTGGTAGTCGGCATGTTCCTTACTGTATAGGCCCAATTTACATCTGTGCCATTTTTAACAACTTCTACTTTTACTTGTGCCCCAACTAGGCTATTACCATACCTGGCCAACTGTAGGTCGTAAAAAACAATATAAGCTATACCCCTGTAAGCTGGTGCATTATCAACCTCAACATCAGCCTGAATACGTGGGTCTGGCAGTTGATCTTCTGTTCCATAGTAGATAGCAAACTCTGTAGCTGCCTGATTACTGGCAACTACGGTAGCAAAGTCGTCTGACTCCGCATTATAAAAGAGATCAGGGCCAATCCATATTCTCTTAATACCCATTATTGGCCCCTGACACAGGCCAACAGCAAATGTTGCACTATAGTTATAAGTTTTTGTCGTGGTCTTTGAGCCGCCGCCCTTACCACCCGATTTCTTCTTTGTAACAGTCTCTTTAAGTTTGTTACCTTCTAACCAGAAGATGTTTCCATTTACACCAATAGTACCGTAAACACGAGGAATCACAGTTCCATATGTACTACTCTGTACTGTCAGGTCTTCCAGGCGCGGACCTTGTATAGTCGGACCTTTTGGTGGATCAAGAAATCCACCCAGCATTAGTCCTACCTGGGCACCAATCGCAACACCAACTCCTGGTATAAGTGCACCGGCAGCAGCACCAACTACCCCACCAATAATCTGACCAGTGCTCATTTACACACCCTCAAACCTATATACACACAGTATGCGTGACTCCCACAACTTACAAAGTCTGTGCTCACAGCATTTCCCTGCCTGTTCATATGCATGAATGACTGTGTCACCTGTGTATATTGCAATATGTTGTGGTTCTTTCACAAAAGTCATGAGAAGTATATCCCCTGCTTTTTTGTCTTCTGCGCCAACTCTCTTCAACGATTGTTGATTGTCCAATACCTGTTTTAATTGTAATTTAGCCGGAACCCTCCCGTAACCAATTACATCAGTATGTGGAATGCCAAGTCTATTAGCTACATGAACCAACACACCAGCACAGTCAAGGCCCACACCTACGGTTCTTCCTTGGTGTTTGAACGGAGTACCTAGGCACTCCCTACCTGCAGCTATAATACTATTAA